CATCTTTTGTTATTTGAAATTGTGATGTTGTATTATTCCATTTTGTTGACCTATAATAAAACCTTTTTACAGCACTTTTTGATGATGCCTCATCAACTTTATAGTATACTAAGTCTTTACAATAATTTGTACCCCTAAAATTTAAATCTAAAATTTCCTCATTATCCCATCTTACTTTAGCTTTGAATGGGAACATATATAAAGAACCTGCTAACCAATTTTCAAAAAAAGAATATTTAGCGAGTCCTTCACAAAATACTTTGTTAACCAATTTTCTTCTACAGTATTCATTAATTAATTTAAATTGTGTTTCCCTATTAAAATCGTTGGCTGCGGGAATTATTGTATATATACCAAATCTGAATTCAGAAAAACCTGTTCGAGTGTCACATCTACCACAAGGATTTAAACCACTTTGGTTTACGTAAGCAACCTGACCTACTATTATTTTATTTAAACTAATACAATTGGTACCTGGATTTAAAATAACTTGAGAGGGGTCACTATAATTGTCTGCAACATCTGTTGCACAATAAGTTGCCGGTACAGAAACCGTATTGTCGTAAATAGTATTATTAGATAAACAACCTTCGGGTAAAGACGTTGTATCCATCGCGGTTGCTGCTGTAACTCCTACTGGATGTCCACTATCATAAATTTCGTAAGTAAATCCCGACCAAACAAAATCCTCAATAACCCCACTTGAATTATAACGATATGGTATATTAGTACTTTCTATTCCTTTATATCCTGTTGTTGCCCCCACAGAATATGTACCTAATGTGAATGAAGTTGTTATGCCTGTGGTGATATTGGCATTTAGATAATTAATATCGGATGTTTGAGCATTTCCATGCGGACTATATGAAATTATTTTAATGAAATAAGTTCTACCCGTGGCCAAACCATTTAAATAATTTATATATAATTGGGTTGGGGATTGTCCATAGGTATATCCGGTGTAATTATATATCGTTAGACCTGAGGAAGGTGTTTCCGTTAAAATAAATTCATTTGTTCCATTTATTGGGTCGGCAATAAAAATATCTGTAACAGTTTGGTCACACGTACCCGTTACTACCGGTACACCGTCTCCGCCAGCATATGACATTGACCCGTCTCTTGCACAAATTCCTGTTACCGATGACCCACCGGAGGGTATCGATTGAGATTGAATTGAGTTGTTAGTACAATCTCTCCAAGTGTAAGTGGTTGTACCAACACTTGGTGGCGGTAAATTGTATGTTGTACAGTTAACTAAAAATGTCAACTCATCCCTAACCGCGTAACCATCGACAACTTTTTCATAAAGAACGGAGGGGTCACTAGTGGTATCAACAGATTGATTAAAAACTTCAATTTCATCGCACGACTGACATTCTGGATAAATCACTAAACTAAGGTGAACGGTGCCCAATTGTTGTAAAAATTCAATAATATCATCGAGGAATTTAAATCTACCGAAGCCAAATACTGTACTACCAAACACCCTTATCCTAAAATACAATATATCATATAACCATTGAAAAGGTCTAATCAATATTTGCATTGCCCCAATAAACGCGGTGTATATTACTTTTTCAAAAGCATTTATAATAATTGCTAAAAGAATTGAAAAATTAAATTGTTTATATGCGTAATTTGTGGGTGGGGTAAGAACACTTGATTCACAATCATCTTCTTCTTTAGGTGCAATATCCTTTATTCCAAGAAACGAAGACGGTGAAATAGTCCCTAATGGACCTTCAATATGTGAACTTATATACGATGTTACCGCGTAAACTTTATTATATGTGAATCTATAAAAATAATCTTGGGGGTAATAACTACCATACGTTTGATTGAATATTATCGATGTGTTTTTTGCACTAGTTGGATAATCGTTCCAATCAAGTGAAAACGCATAAGATTTATCCACATCATTTTGATATTCACGTATGTTTGGTACTAAGAAACTACCTACGGAGCGAACCCTACCTAATGTTTGATTTTTACCCGATATTCTAAATCTATAACAAGCTGATGTTGGAATACCTTTGTTTGGGTCGTTTGTTATTTCGTTTTCACCAAATTCATTTGTGAATATAAAATCCATATTCATTGGTAATGGGACAACGAAAGAACCATCTTCTTCAATATCTTCTTGTATTTCATATCTTTCGAGTATAGGGAAACCATTACCGTCTTTATTTGGTGTAAACCTTATCATTTCAATAACCGCGTCAAATGTGGTTAAATCACACTTTCTACCCATAGCGTTTTTAGGGGTGCAAGTTTTATTTAATGTGTTTTTACCTTTATCTGAGTAAATTGAACCTAAGAAATATGCCTTTGGTTCCACTTTTACACCCTGACTAGATAAATCAAAATCAGTTCTGGTTAATCCAATTTCACATAAATCTTCATTACCCCAAAAAGGATAAACCTCCACGGTTTGATTAAATGAAACTATTTGTGGTAAAGAATCAATATCGTTTGATGCTTTGTATGTATAAGTGTTTTTAAACTTATCTACACCCGTACCTTGTCTGATAAAGTCATCTGGTCTAAGTGAAAAACAACCAATATCAGATAAGTCGACATCTACGTGAATTGTTTGTGTACCAACAGGTACACCCCAAATCATAAAGTCACCAGCATCATTTGTTTTTACTGTGTATTTGTAATATTTTTCATAAACCTCAAGGACCTCTTCCCTTGTTAGAATGTCTTTTTGGTCAGGGAATGTTCCGGTTGGTTCATGTCCACCATGTTGTTTTCGACTTGGTAAAAGATTATATTTATAACCATCTTGATTTTTATCATCCACAGTTGTATATGGATATAAAACAGATATCACAGGGTCGTTTGTGTCTTCTTCTGATATTGGTATAAAAATTGAAACTCTAGCATTTGGAACACCAAAACCATTGTTTACAAATATTCTACCACAAACCACACCGTAGTCTGAACACATTGACGAGTAAACTTCGGTCTGTGTAAATTTTAGAGATAATATCTCCAATAAGTCAAAATCGTTTTTTAATTCGACAACGACTTTTTGGTCTTTACCTATATTTGTGGAAATTCTGTGTTTCTGCATTATTCTATAAATAGAAAATTATGGATTTCCAGAAAAATAAATAAAAATTAAATTAGAATGTAGTCGTTCCTAATGTTTTTACTCTGACTTTTATGTCTTTCTGAGGAAATCTTATTTGATATATTTGGTTAGATTTCATATAGATAGTCATATCAGATTGAGCGATTTCTTTTGTGTTAGGGTCAATATATGACTGTAACACCTCAGAAGATGAATATACCCCACCTACGTTATTAAAAACTCTTATATCAACAGCGTTTACCACACCGTTTACTTCACCTATTGTTTTATATAAATCACCAACAAATAATGGGTCACCCATTTTTCTTTTTTCAATTGAAAAGTAACTAACAATATCCTCGATAATGGTTTTAACAATTTCTGTCTGATTACCATTTTTATCAATGACAACATCAATTTCCAATGTAAAATCAACCACTTCACCGCTCTGAACCTCTAAGAAATCATTTACCATCCTATATTCAGCTAAGTAAGATAAAATATTATTTTTTAATGTATTTGAAACTGTATCAATAAGATTACCATTTTCATCATACGATAATAATTTAATTTTTATTTTATTGTCCTCTTCCATCACATTTACCTTAGCTGGTGCTCCATAGGTTGATGGCATTGTCTCAATTAAAGATTTGTAATCATTAAGAGTTACCGCCCTATTTTGTGCCGAGAAGTTATATGCAATCATATTTCTAACTTCTTCAATTGTAGGTTGGTCCGCACCACCAACAGCTGGTGTTACGTTTGTTACAATTAATGAATTCTGTACTTGAGTATTCGTTGATGAATTGGGTCCATTGATTGAAAATTCAACGTTATCCACACTTGTAATAATATCAATACCAAGATTACTGTCTTTACCACCACCAATTCTGTATTTTATGAATAATGTTGTATTTGATTTTGGTAAAGCACCTAATGATAAGTTATTTAAATAAGTTCCAAGACTTACTTTTAAATTGCCTTGATTATAGTTATCTAAATTATCTAATGGATTAACATTACCAGAGCCAAATGTTACCGAAAAATAATTTTCGGGA